CGAGAGCACCCTCAAGTAGATAAACAGAGTCCTCACTGAGAAAAACCAAACCAAGACCAGGCAACTCTGCAATGGAATCTGGAGCAGCACACCCAACATCTTTGTTTAAGGTTTCGGCTCTGAACCCATTTACTGGATCGCCCTTGACCAAGTAAATGCCTCTTGTTTTAAAAACAACAAGCGCATTTTTAGTTGCTTTGATGCCAGTAATAGGACCACCATCGTCATCCCCAATCGTCAACTTATTTAATTTTGGAAAAACTTCGGGAAACAAGGGTTCAGAATATTGTATTTCATTCAGTTCTTGACCTGCTGCGAACATTGTGTTTTTGAACAAAGCCAAAAATTTAGTGTTGGTCGGAAAATTTCCATGCGGAACTAAATCCAACAACTCACCGAGAGAAGTATCAGGATGACCATCCAAAAATTGTGTACTGACGTTGTCATCGATTTCCGTCAAAAAATAAAAAGAACGCTGATCACCTTTTGCATACAAACTTCCGGACGAATCATAAACGTTTCTAGTTCTATAAACTCGTCTAGCGACACAAGCGTTTGGTCCTATGGGTATATCCACGGCAATTAAACACTTACCGTGTAGAGATTTTGTGTCGCCACCCGATCCGTTTTTGACGGTAACAATCGAACTGGACGCTGAAGCTTCGGACTCTTGGCCTCTTTCGTTTACAAACGTAACTTTGTATTGATAACCGCACTTACGTGGATTGCCTTGTTCTCCGCTGTAGTAGTTTACTTTTGCTTCGATATTAGTCTGAAATCCCTCTTCTCCACTTTGAGGAAACTCGGTAAGCTTAGAGTCATTAGCGTCTTCATCATCAAGGGCTAGTTTAGTTTCATAGATCCATTTGTATGCGCCAGCACCAATTGTAGCGTCACTGGTCACACCTACACCGAAGTAAGGAATGTTCCTGTGCTGTCCATAAAAGCCTCTTGATTGAGGTTTATCCATTGAATAAATTCCAAACCAAGGATCGTCGTCATCACCAATAGCAATCGGAAACGTGGTTGATCCATTATACTCTCCTGCAGTGGCGCTTGGTGGTGTTGGAGTCGCCGTAAAACCTGCTCTTTCGCAATAGCTACCATCAAAAACAATCGCCTCATCAAAACCATTGACTAAATAAATTCTGCCACCATAGGTTTGTGATTGAGTTCGAATACCGCTTGGATTTCGTTGCCTTTCAGTTTGAAAAACAAGGGTGTTATTTGCAGGCGTAAATCGGTTTACTGTATGCGTTGCGGCATATTGAAACAATGTACGTTCTGGATATCTTGTGAATGGAACCCAACTTTCCGTGGCTTCTGCTCCCTGACCAGCAAGCGAACCATCAAAAACCTTCAATGTTGTTGTGCCGTTTTTGATGAAATCGTTGGTTTCTACATCAAAATCGTAGTTGCACTCTTCAAAAATTAACCATTGTCGTGCGCCATTGTGTTGGGCAAACCAATGAATAGAGTCTATTTGAGCGTATCGTGTTGGAATTTCTAACTCAGTAACCGAGTACGATTCAATTTGATCATTTGTTGGAAAAAATTCAAGTTTTTTGGGACTATAAATATTTTGATAACCGCCTGAACTTCTCCAAGAATCGTTTTGAGTCCAAAACATATCTGCTATGAAAAGCGCATCTTGTGGCTCACTAATCCAACGATGATCCATTCCACGAAGATTAAAAGATTGAAGCTTTACGGTTTTCATTTTTAAGCCTTTGTTGGAACGCCAAATCGTTCACCTTGAAACAAAGTACGATCAAATCCGCGACGAATATATTTTCGATTTGTCCTGGACAAATATTTTTGCTTCATACGATCCAGCAACTCAATCGACTTGCGTTCATACAGCTGAGACTGATTGTTCATTCCGTGCTGGAGACAAATGTCTGCCAATGTCATATAGACCAAAAGGTGATGATACTGAACTGGCCATTCAGGTGTGTCACCGTCTGCTACAAGGCGTTTTGGTCGAGACAAGTATCGAATGCGAATGTCCATGTCTTGGCTGGGTGGTCGATAAACCTTGAGCGTTTGACGAGGACCGCTTTCGTCGAGAACTTTTACCTTGGACAACTCACCATCGTGGTAAGTCCAGTAGCCAAACTCAAGAAAGTGAGACTGCGGAAAACCAAGTACTGGCGTAAATTCTGATATTTCGTCCTTAAAATCTACTCTATCTCCGCCTGCATCGGCAAATTCTTCTTGTTTCATACCGATGTCAAGAATGATTCCATCCGTAAAATGATCCCCAATGTGCAACCATCTTTGGTATCCCTGCCATTGAGTAATAGGCTTTACATCTGTTGAATCAAGTTTAGACGCTCTTGCGTTCACAATATTTTTTTGCGTTAGATCGGTGTTTTGCATCACTCTGCGACGATAAAATCGTTTAATCCTTCCGGTCATCCTCTTAGTTTGATCTACGTTTTTCGTTGCCTCTTCGTCCGATCCTCGTTGATTAATATCTGTACCGGCGTAAACAAAAGTGTAGCAGTACTCGTATGTGTCTCCACCGACCAATGAGGCTAATTTTCTTGATTGCTTGTCAGAATTTGTATCTCTTGCATTTATCTCTGTAATTATTGGTGGGACCATTGGAGCAGATAAGCTTACAGGCATTCCTTCAATAGCAACAACAGGATCACCTGCACTGTCTCTATCTAAATCTAAAAACTCTTCCTTTGATGAATCGATAAAAATGATTCTCCCACGATTTGGTGCAGTATTGACGGTGGTTGCAATCGTACGTGATGTCTCTGTGTGGACCGGAAGCTTGTCACCACGATCCGATATACCAAGAACCTCGATGCAATCAGCTGGCAAATAGTACTGACGAAATTCTATTTTCCAATCGTTATAAAATACGTTTTTCGTCCGTGCTTCAGCGCTGGCTTCGCTTGGGTCGATAATTGGGCGATCTAAAACGATTCCAGAATAGTCTCCTGGTTGATATCCATCTGGCCACTCTTCACCACCTGTG